ATTAAAACAAAACCTGTTGTAAAAGTAAAAAAACAAACAAAAAAAACTGTTACTAAAACAAAAGCTTCTGGAAAACAAAGTAAATTATCAAGTACTAACTTAGGTAAAAAATCAACACCTAAAGAAAACACTTTAGATGCTATAAATAAAGTTTCTATGCAGTCTACTAGAAATAATAAAAAATCAACACCTAAAGAAAACACTTTAGATGCTATAAATAAAGTTTCTATGAAGTCTGATAAATTTGTACCTGCTTCTAAGAAATCAAAAGAGGTACCTAAAGACAACTCTAGAAAAGCTATAAAGAAAAGAAAAACCGCAGACAAAGCCGCTGGTGTATCTAAATCACAAATGAGAGCTAACAAAGCTAAATCTAAATCTGAGGCTGCACTAGCTAAAGCTAAAAAATCTAAAAACCCAGATTACAAAGCGCAATTAAAACGTAAAGCAGATAGATTAGCTAAAAGAGCTAAGCGTAAAGGTAATTCTTAATAAAAAAGCAAAATAATTATGGCATTTAAAATAAAAAGATTTATACCGGCATCACCATTAACAATGCCAGATCCAAAAGATCCAAAAGACCCAAAACCGAATAATGTAAAATACGGTGACATACAAAAAAGCTCTAGCACAAATAAAAGTGGTAGAACTACGGTTACTATAACTCAAGATTTCTCAAAAAAAGGTGGAAAAACCAACAAGAGTTATAAACAGTTTGCGGAAGAGGGTGGAGACGTAGCGGCAGCTAAAAAGTTTAACAAAGGTAAATCAGGTTCTAGAACAACAACTTATTCATATGGTGGAAACAAAGGAGCAGGTATAAAGCCAGTTTCAACAAACGCACCAAAACCTAAAATTGATTTAAGCAAAAAACCATCTATAGATAAAGATTACGGTAGTTTTACCTATGGATCAAATGCACATAATATGAATTTTGGTGGCCATAGTACATATGGAAAAACACCAGCCGGTAAAACACCCAAGTTTAGTCAGTCATATACGGAGTCTCCAAAAAACCCTATGTCAGGTAGAGATAACATAGCTAAGTCTAGAAAAATCACAGCAAGAGAAGATCAATTAATGAAGTCAGATTTTTATGACCAAAAGCATCATCCTATGAAGAATAAAAATAACTTTGATAAGCATTTGCGAAATATCGAAACTTTCGAGAAAAGAAAAAACGACAAAAAGTTTGCTAGACAAGAATTAATTAAGTCAAGAAAAAAAGCTAAAAAATAGTGAAAAAGATATTAGAATTTTTCAGTACTAAAGTCTTCAAACAAGTTGGTGATGTAGTTGATAACTTATTTACCAGCGAAGAAGAAAGATTAAATGCTAGAAATGAAATATTCAAAGTACTACAAGACGCTCAGTTAGAGTTGCAAAAAATGCAAACTGAGATTATTGTGGCTGAAGCTAGTGGTAATTGGCTACAAAGAAGCTGGAGACCTATACTTATGCTATCATTTGGCTTTATAATAATATATACAAAATTCATATCACAGTTATCTGTACATTTAATAACACCTACATTAGAGCCTCAATTCTGGCAACTACTAGAAATAGGTATTGGAGGTTATGTTATAGGTAGAAGTGGTGAAAAAATTGTGGACAAACTAGGGCCACTATTCAATAAAAACAAATAAACAAATAAGTAAAATATGGGATCACAAGCAATAGATGCTGGAGCGTTTGGTAAAGCTTTAGCTATAACCGGAAGCGCTAATATTCAGCCAGCTTCTCAATGGCCTTTTTTAAATCAATCAGGAGTCGCAGGAACTAACTTAAATGGTTCTCAGATATATTCTGGATCAGGAGGAGCGATAGACGTTATACTAGCAGATACAGTTGGTGTACAAGGAGTTGTTACTTCTTTAAGCTTAATTTCAGGAGGAACAGGTTATACAGCTGGAGCTGGACAAGCTACTACATCAGCTAGTGGCCTAGGTACTGGACTAACAGTAACTACAACAGTAGTTGGAGGAGTTATTACAGTAGGCGCAATAGCCGCTGCAGGAACTGGGTATAGACAAGGTGATATAATAACAATCGCTGGTGGAACCGGTGGTCAATTTAGAATAAACGTTGTTGACTCGTTACCAACGGCTGCTCAAAAAGTAACTTTTACAGCTGTGCCAGCTGGAACTGTATTACCAGTGTCGGTTGATTATGTTTTAAACACATCAGTAGCTACAGGTATGGTAGCATTAAGATAAAGTGTAAATAGTAAATATATACGTAACTATATATTATGTATAAACAATTAAATTTAATAAAATGTCAAAAGAAAAAAAGATTACAGAAAAACAATTAGAATCGATTAAAGAGGTTCAACAGAAAATCAACGCTATATTACTGGACGTGGGTTATTTAGAAGCTAGAAAACAAGACTTAATTTTTGCCAACGCAGAAGCGGGTAAAGAAATGCAAGAAATAAAAGTTGAGTTAGAAAAAGAGTATGGTCAAATAAACATAAATTTAGTTGACGGTAGTTACACTGAAGTAGAAAAAGAAGCTAAAGAGCTCGAGGTTGTAGAGTAATGGATTCAGTTGTAAGAAAAATTAGTATAGGTTCTGATTATAAAAATGATGCAATGCATTACGCTGTTGGTCAACAAGTTTATGGTGGCCATACTATATCAGCAATATTGTATGATCAAGAAACTAGCTCTTACAGTATATTCATAAAGAAAGAAAACGAGATTATGCCATGGAAGAAATTTAATTCTAACATGGCAATATCCGTTGAGTATGATTTAGAGTATTAATGAAAAGTCTATATGATTTTATTGTCAAGCCTCTTGGTGATAGATATGAAAATGAAATAAAGCTTGGAGACAAAACTTTAGTTTTAAATACTAAAATAGAAAACTGGAAAGCTGTTAACAACCTAGCCGTTGTTATTGAAACTCCAAAAGCTTTTAAAACAAATATAAAAAAAGGAGATATAATAGTAGTACATCAAAACGTTTTTAGAGTTTTCTATGATATGAAAGGTGTAAAAAAAAATAGTAGATCATATTTTAAAGATGGTTTATATTTTTGTGCTGTAGATCAAATATATTTGTATAAAAATACAGGCGATTGGAAATCATTTGGCGACAGATGCTTTGTGATGCCTTTAAAAAATAAACAATCTTTAAGTCTAGATAAAGAACAAAAGCTTATTGGTATACTAAAATACGGTAATAGCTCCTTAGAAGCGCTTAAAATAAGCCCAGGAGACGTAGTTGGATTTACACCAAACAGTGAATGGGATTTTATTGTAGATGATCAAAGAGTTTATTGTATGAAATCTAATGATATTGTAATTAAGTATGAACACCAAGAAAACGAAGCTGAGTATAATCCAAGCTGGGCAAAAAGCAGTTGAGGAATTAATTAAAGTAGCTAAAGAGGCTATAGTTGATTCAGGTGATGACATAACTGCTGATAGATTAAAAAATGCAGCAGCTACAAAAAAGTTAGCTATATTTGACGCTTTTGAAATACTTAATAGAATTGAAACAGAGGAAGCATTATTAAATGAAAATCCTAAAGAAGTTAAAGAAGAAAAAGCTTTTAAAGGATTTGCTGAAGGAAGATCAAGGTAATGTACGAACAAACTTTATACTCTGTAGTTAAAGACTACGTTAAACCTAAAGTATTAAATAGACTTAATAGGTATAAAAAATGGAAGTACGGATATAATAAAGAGCATGATCTTATTGTTATAAGTAAAACTGGTGAAGTTGGAGAAATATACAACATACAAGGGTTAGTTATAGGTTTACCAAAAAAAGAAAATGTAACAAAGTTTAAATCCAATAAGTGGGAGTACCAGCAGTATCCTAAAGATCTTAAAAAAATTAAATCAGTTTTTGATTGGGATGAATATCCCGTTGAATTTAAAGAAAAATGGTATGACTATATTGATACAGAATTTAAAAGGCGTGAAGAAGGTTTTTGGTTTTATAACAAAGACAAGCCTACTTATATTACTGGCACTCACTATATGTTCTTGCAGTGGTCCAAAATTGATGTTGGGCAGCCAGACTTTAGGGAATCAAACAGATTATTCTTTATATTCTGGGAAGCTTGTAAATCAGATGTACGTTGTTACGGAATGTGCTATCTTAAGAACAGACGGTCAGGGTTTTCTTTCATGGCCTCAGGCGAAACGGTTAATCAAGCTACAATATCCACAGACTCCAGATTCGGAATTTTATCAAAGTCTGGTCCAGATGCGAAAAAGATGTTTACTGATAAAGTTGTACCCATCTCGGTTAATTATCCCTTCTTCTTCAAACCAATCCAGGACGGTATGGACAGGCCGAAGACGGAGCTTGCCTATAGAGTACCCGCGTCAAAATTCACCAGAAAAAAGCTTGACACCAATGAGAAACTTCAGGAAATCTCCGGGCTCGATACAACGATCGACTGGAAAAACACCGGGGACAACTCGTACGACGGTGAAAAATTAAAGCTACTAGTACACGACGAAAGTGGTAAATGGGAAAAACCAACAAATATATTAAATAACTGGAGGGTAACTAAAACCTGTTTAAGATTAGGTTCTAGAATAATAGGTAAGTGCATGATGGGTTCAACATCAAATGCTTTAGATAAAGGTGGAGCTAATTATAAAAAACTGTACTATGATTCCGACATTACAAAAAGAAACGCCAATGGACAGACTCGCTCAGGATTATATTCTTTGTTCATACCTATGGA